CGATTATTTCGTTTCAGTGTGCGTGGCTGCTGAACTATTATCCCTCTGAATGGATGGCCGCATTCCTCGACAAAGAGCCCGAGTCTAGAAAAGAAAAGGCGATCAATATAGCCAAGAGCTATGGATTTAATATCGAGAAGGCGGACATTAATGTGTCAATCGACGTGTGGGAAATCGATCCTAACGACAGCATGACGCTGGTACAGCCGCTGTCTTCCTTGAAGGGCCTCGGAGACGCAGCCATTGAGCAGGTATTAAAAAATCGACCCTTCGACACGATTGAGGATACCATTTTCCATCCCGATGTGATATACTCTAAGTTCAACAAGAAGGCGCTGGATGTGTTAGTACGAAGCGGAGCGATGGATGGCCTAATAGATGATCGCTTCGCGGGCCGTAAACACTTCTGGTCAGCAGTTGCGGTTGACCGCCCAAAGAATAAGAAAAAGTTTAATGAGAACATAGAAACATATAAACCTGAAGGCGATTTTTCACATGAAGAGGAGATTGAAAACACCGTGAGTCTCACGGGCATTTTCCCGATGGACCTGGTTGTGGATCATAGGATCAAGAATCGTCTAGATGAATTGTATATACCGCCCATATCAGAATACGATCGAGAACTGGGGCTCGTGTGGTTTATTCCTCGCGAAGTTATACAACGCAAAACAAAGAACGGAAAACCATATTTGGTCATTACAGCAATAGACGGCAATTCTACGTTGACAAAGATTAGATGCTGGGGTATAATACCAGGAAAGGATCGAGTGTTTATTAATCGACCCTACATGGCTCGTTTAGATTATAACGAACAGTGGGGGTTTTCAACGAGATCTATTAGACATAACTTTAGGATGTTGGGCTAAGATGAAAGAAAAAACGTGTCACATTTGTAGCGAAACCAAGGCCGTAGGGGGGTTCTATACACGAGTAGATTCTTCTGATGGTTATCGAAACGAGTGTAAAGAATGTCGGATAGGCCAAAGCGCTCGACATTACCGTGCTAATGCCGCTATTATTGCGAAAAAACGTAAACAAAAATACAATGCGAACAGAGAAGTTATGATTGAGAGAGTCCTTGAATATCAACGACAGTTGCCCGCGGCCATCTATCGCATTTATAATAAAGAAAACAATAGAACGTATATCGGCCAATCAAAACAATACTCTAAAAGGTGGCGTCATCACCGTTCTGAATTAAAACTAGGCATACACAAGAACCCCCTGCTACAGGCGGATTATGATAAATACGGCCTGGGTGTTTTTGAGTTTATTGTGGTGGAAGAATTTTCTTCTCAGCCACCTCGGACTTTATTACTAAAAAAGGAGCAACTTCTCATTGACGAGCATCTTTCCGAGGGAAAAGAGATTTATAATCAATACATGTCAAATGGCGAAAAAATCATTCAACCAAACGAAATGGAGAAATAATCATGGCAAAAAAAGGAACCAGAAAAGAAGGCTACAAAAAAAAGACAAGAATAGGACTTAGCAAGTTTACGAAATACGGACACCCGGGCCCTTCCGGCGGAAACAAGAACTACAAGAAAAAGTATCGAGGACAAGGAAAATGATTATACAGTATCACCGCGTCAGACAGGACGCGCTAAGTCCTACGCGAGGGCATCCGAGTGACGCAGGTTTAGACGTGTACTATTGTCCGGCAGACTTTTCGACGACAGCCTGTCGCATCGAGCCGGGGACTAGCGCGGTCCTAGAAACGGGATTAAGATTTGAAGTACCGCACGGCTATATGCTGGAGGTAAAAAATCGCTCCAGCGTGGCAGTGAAGCGCAGTCTTATAGTTGGGGCTTGCGTAATAGACTCTGGTTATGCCGGCGAAGTGTTTATTAATCTTCACAACATTGGGACAGAAACCCAACTTGTCGACAAGCACACAAAAATAGCCCAACTTGTAATGGTGCCCGTGGTATCATTTCAGGCCTGGGAGAACTCCGGAGGGGACCTTTATGAATACCCTGTAACCATTAGCGCCCGGGGCGAAGGCGCACTGGGGAGCACCGATGCAGACTGAAACCGCAGGGGGACTATGGAAACAAGAAGCGGGTGCTGTTGGCTTTAGCTCAACGTCGGGAGAGTGGGACACGCCCCAGGCGTTCTTTGACAAGCTAGACAAGCAGTTTAAATTTACTCTCGATCCATGTGCGACGGAAGCTAGCGCCAAATGCAAAAAATACTTTACCAAAGAAGACGATGGACTTGCTCAAGACTGGAAAGGACATACGGTATTTGTTAACCCGCCCTACGGTCGAGGCATCGGCGCGTGGCTTAAGAAAGGCTACCAAGAGGCCAAGAAGCATAACACGATAGTGGTGATGCTGGTGCCCTCCAGAACGGACACCAAATGGTGGCACGATTACGTAATGAGGGCCAAAGAGGTTCATCTACTGCGTGGTAGATTAAAGTTCGGAGGCTCGGACAACGCCGCGCCCTTTCCGTCGGCAGTCGTGGTGTTTCATTCCGACATGCTTTATAAGTCACCGATTGCTTTGACGCCCGACTTCTATCCTCTGGAGAGAACTTAAGAATGCCAAAGATAAGAAAGCTTAACACGGCCAAGCGCAAGAAAGAACGCAAGAAGGCCAAAGAAGCACTTAAACAAAAAACAAGTTTATTTTTGGATATGCCAGAAAAATGCTGTGTATGTGAAACGGGGTTTGACAAAAAGAGTAAAGAAATGGCACAAACATGGCACGTCGTAGTGTTTGAAGAGAGAAAGGTCGTACGACTTACCTGCCCTCCCTGTTGGCAAAGAGTCGAAAGCAACATAGGAGAAATAAATGCAACTTAAACAAGCTCTATCATACGATGATATATTATTAACACCTCAATATTCCGAGGTTAAATCGCGACGCGACATTCATATTGGATCTCGTTTCGAGGGGGATGGTCCAACCACTTCCTTTCGTCTTCCCATCATAGCTAGCCCAATGGACACTATTTCGGAAAGCGAGATGGCGATCGCCATGTGGGAAGAGGGGGGCCTAGCCATTGTTCATCGATATAACAGTATTGAGGAGCAGTGTGCTGTAATAGATGAAGTTCTTTTTGCCACAGCCAATGCGGGCGCCGCCATAGGGACCTCCGGAGATTACCTAGATAGAGCCAGTGCGCTTTACGAAGCGGGCGTTAGAATATTATGTATTGATGTGGCCCACGGTCACCATATTTTGGTGAAAGAAACCATTCAGGATCTGCGTCAAGTCTTCGGCGATGCTGTTCATATTATGGCTGGAAATGTTGCGACATTTGAAGGGTTCACAGATCTGGCTACATGGGGCGCAAATAGCGTTCGGGTGGGTATCGGCGGAGGAAGTATATGCAGCACCAGAACACAAACGGGTCACGGGGTGCCAGCGCTAGAATCGATCATATCGACACGCATCGCCAAGCAGGGAGGGCGCTTCTCTGACGTAAAAGTTATTGCAGACGGCGGCCTTCGCACCTCGGGCGATATAGTAAAAGCGCTGGCATGCGGGGCTGACTTTGTGATGGTCGGCTCACTACTTGCCGGCACGAACGAGTGCCCCAGTGAGGTTCTCCAGACACCCAAGGGAAAGTTTAAAACATATCGAGGCATGGCGAGCAAGGACGCCCAAATAGATTGGCGCGGCAAGACTTCCTCTTTGGAGGGAATATCTACTGTCGTACCGTGCCGGGGTTCCGTAGCTGATGTACTACACGACTTAGAACGAGGTGTCCGCAGCGGCCTTTCCTACTCTGGCGCGCGGAACATCGCAGAGCTACAGGAAAGAGCCCAGTTTGTGGTACAGTCTTCCGCTGGCCTACGGGAAAGCGGCACGCATATTTTAGGGCGATGAAAGATTTAGCTAGCGTAACATTTTTCCTTCACCCTCGGTTGCACGAGGAGCTTAAGATAAGAATGCATTACGACGGCTTCAGGACACAGAGCGAGTTCTTTAGAGCATGTGTTGTTTCGTACTTAGAAAAAAACGATAAGTTTATGGAGTTTCTAGATTTTTATAGACAGGATGAGAAGCTCCAATCGAAAGCTAACATACAAAAATCTAGAGGGCTAAGAAAGAGCGGAAAAGATTTGATGAAGAAGTTGGGGATTACGGAAGAAGATGTCGAGAATATATTTGATTTAATAGAAGAGGAGATACCGGACTTATGAGGAAGTGTGCAAAGGAATGCGACTTAAAAAAGTTGTGCTGCGAAGAGAAAGAGTGTAGAATGTGGATTGATTTTGAGGGGGATCTTAACTGTACATTGATAGCGG